TCGGGTACGCTGTACGAGCTCGACACCGACTGGCTCAGGCTGGAGCTCAAGGCACTCGAGGACTCAGTCGAGGGGATGGTCTTCCCGGACACGCACCGTCACAACGCTGGCGTCGTCATCTCGGGCGTGGAGTACGCTCAGACCTTCGAGATCATCAACGGCTACATCATCAGCTTCGTGCCCGATGCTCACTACACCGTTCGCCTGTTCGGCTCGAACAACAACATCCCCGACGTTCTCGGAGTGGCGCACCAGCACGTCTCGCTGATCGCCCAGAACAGCGGCGGTCTGATCGTCACGTCGAGCGGCGGCGTCACGCCCGCTCAGGTCTGGGCCAAGGAGATCGAGACCGGGTTCACCGCCGAAGAGCTCCTGCGCGTTATGGCCGCAGCGCTCGCTGGTAAGCTCTCCGGGGCGGCGACGACTGAGGTCACTATTCGCGACGTGACCGACAGCAAGGATCGCATCATCGCGACGGTAGACGCTGACGGCAATCGCACAGACGTCGTGCTCGATCCGGCGTAGCGACTGTGTGGTCTCCTCGCTACTTCGCCAAGCGGTACTTCCCGAGGCGCTACTTCGGCCCCTCGGCTGGCGAGGCAGCGGGCGTCGTCGGCGTCGGCGCGACCGCCCAGGCATCGCAGGTCAGCCACGGCCACGCGAGCTCGAGGTTCCGCCGCGGCGGGCTCGCTGGCTATGTCTACAGGCTTCCCGTCGTCATCGAGGAGATCGTCCTCGTCGTCGCCAAGGCGAGCGGCAGGAGCGAGAATCCGCCTCAGCGCGTCGCGGCCGCGGCGACACTCCAGCTCAGCGCTGAGGCCCAGACGAAGCAGGTCGCCGCGACCACGGCCGCGACAGCCTCTGTAAGATCTCCTCTGAACTCGCCTCGAGAGCAGGCCGCGCAGACGTCTGGCGGCACCGTCGTCAACCGAGAGAACGAGGACTGGCTCCTGCTCGTCGCGTAGTACGATGATGCAGCCACACAGGAAGGACCCTCAATGCCGAACGACAACGAGCTCCCCACGACTCCTCCTGTCGGACGACCTCCTCGAGACAACCTCATCCGCGCGCTCTCGCAGAGCCCGGAGCTCTTCCGCGCGGCTGCTGCGGACGACGGAGACGACGACGACAAGAAGAAGATGCCCACCATGCGCGGGCACTTCGCTGTCTTCAACCAGTGGACGGAGATCAACTCCTTCTGGGAGGGTGAGTTCCTCGAGCGCATCTCGCCAGGAGCTTTCAAGAAGACCTTCAAGGAGAACCGCGACTCGATGCGGGTTCTCTTCCAGCACGGTCAGGACTTCCAGGTCGGCGACAAGCCGCTCGGCCCGATCTCCGACCTGCGCGAGGACGGCGACGGCGCGTACTACGAGGTGCCGCTGCTCGACACGTCCTACAACCGGGACATCCTGCCGGGGCTCGAGGCGAACCTGTACGGCGCCTCGTTCCGCTTCCAGGTGATGAAGGAAGAGCTCGTCCAGAACCCGAAGGCGAACCCTGAGAACCCGCGCGGCATCCCCGAGCGGACGATCAAGGAAGCTCGGGTGATGGAGTTCGGGCCTGTCACGTTCCCAGCCTATCCCGCCGCGACCGCTGGAGTCCGCGCCAATGCCGTAAGATCACTGACGGACGCCTACGTCGTGGGCCAGATGACGCGAGACCCTGAGCGGCTTCGCGAGATCCTGGACCAGACGCTGTCAATCCGACACAGCGCAGAGCCGACGCCGGCCGAGCCAGAAGCACTCCAGGACGACGGAGCCGAGGGCGACCTCACTCTGGACGAGGGAGCCGCAGGGCAGGAGCCGCAGGGGCCCGAGAGCGCCGCTGCAACAGAGCCAGACCCGGCGCCTGAGCCGGAGCCTGAGCTCGAGCCTGAGATCGAGCCCGCGCTCGAGCCCGAGCCCGAGCCTGAACCCAGATCCAGCCCCAGCACACCTCACGAGGAGACAAGGCAGATGCCGCAGGCAACGAAGACCATCGAGGAGCGTCGGTCCCGCGAAGAGGCGATCACCGCGCGCTTCCAGGAGATCCACAGCGAGTACGGGGCATCGCCGCTCCCGGAGGACGTCCGCGCCGAGTGGAACGGCCTCATGACCGAGCGCGGCGAGAACCAGCGCGCCATCGCTGACTACGAGCAGCGCACCCGCGAGCTCGCCCTCATGGCCGACAACATGGGCTCCCGCGAGCCCGTCGGCGCGCCGCAGATCCGGACGAGCAACCGCAAGGTTCCGTCCAACGTCTTCGCGCTCGAGGAGTACCGCGGCCTCTCGACGACCATGACGGACCTCCGTCAGGGCTATCGCGACGGCGCGATGTCCATCGTGGAGCGCATGAGCTTCTCCCATCCCAACGCGCAGCCGGCCAAGGTCCAGGCGCACATCCAGCGCCTGCTCGATCACAAGGACACCGAGGACGGCCTGTTCGCGCAGCGCATCATCGCGACGAGCTCGCCGGCCTACGCCCGGGCGTTCGGCAAGTCCCTCAAGGGCTCGCCCCTCTCCGCGGACGAGCAGCGCGCCATGTCCCTGGGCGCGGACGCCGACGGCGGCTTCGCCGTCCCGGTCTCGCTCGACCCGACGGTCATCCTGACCTCGGACGGCGTGGTCAACCCCATCCGGAGCATGGCTCGGGTGGAGACCATCGTCGGCAAGGAGTGGCAGGGCGTCACCTCTGACGGGATCACCGTCACCCGGACCACCGAGGCCGACGAGGCCTCCGACGACTCCTTCGCGCTCCTGCAGCCCGTCGTGAGCACCAACCGCGTCCAGGGCTTCGTCCCGTTCTCGGTCGAGCTCTCGCAGGACTGGGGCGCTCTCCAGTCTGAGATCTCCGTCCTCCTCGCTGACGCGAAGGACGTGGAGGAGTCCGCCTCCTTCGTTCTCGGCAACGGCGTCGGCACCGCCGCGGGCGGCATCGTCGGCACCCTCGACGCGGGCAGCAACGTCAACCCGCTCACGGACAACACGTTCGCGGTCGGCGACCTCTACAAGGTCGAAGAGGACCTCGGCCCGCGCTTCCGCGCTCGCGCCCAGTGGCTGGCCAACAAGGCCATCTACAACAAGGTCCGCCAGTTCGCGACCTCGAACGACGCGCAGCTCTGGGTCCGCCTGGCTGACGCGACGGGCAGCGAGCTGATCGGCTACGCGGCCAAGGAAGCCTCGGAGATGGACTCCGCCGTCTCCGACGGCAAGAAGGTCCTCCTCTTCGGGGACTTCCGGAACTTCCTCATCGTGGACCGCGTGGGCATGAGCATCGAGCTCATCCCGCACCTGTTCGGCGTCAGCGGACGCCCGACCGGGCAGCGCGGCATCTACGCGATCTGGCGCAACAACTCCACCATCCTGGTGGACAACGCGTTCCGCCTCCTGGTCCTGTAGTCAAGCGACTGCTCGACTGAACAGCGAGCCGGCTCCGACGCTCGGTCCGTCGAGTCGGCTCGCTCACCTTCTAAAGGAGAAGTGCTCATGGCGTCTTCGGACATCTACATCGCGAGGCAGAGCTTCGCGACCGAGATCGACGGCCAGTCGGTCATCGTCCAGAAGGGGACGACCCGCGTTCGCGCTGGGCACCCGCTCCTGAAGGGCCGAGAGGAACTCTTCGAGCTGCTCACGGTCCAGTACGATGTGGAGCAGGCGACTGCCCGTCCTGGTGAGCATCGCGGCGCTCCCGCTCCGGCTCCTGAGCCCGTTCCCACCGCCGCCGAGCGTCGCACAGCGAAGGCAGAGGTCGCGAAGGACGAGGCCGAGGCCGAGGCTGAGGCGGGCAAGGAGTAGCATGTCCACGATCCGCGGCAAGGTCATCTCAATCGAGACGGACGGCGCTGGCGCGTTCGCCACCGACGTCCGCGTGTACGGCAAGATCCACGCCCTCGCGCTCCGGCTCGGCGACCTGGTGACTCCTGACCTGACGGTCGAGGACTACCTGAGCGGCGCTCCCGTCCTCGCGGTGACAGGCGTCGCCGCGAGCAAGCGATGGCAGCCGCGGGTGCTCGTCCAGGACGAGGACGGCGCCGACATCGCCGCCACGTACGACGCGCCGTTCGCGACCGGACGCCTGAGCGTCGTCGTGGCCGGCGGCGGCGCCACGAAGTCCGGGGAGCTCGTGATCGTCTTCGAGGGCTGACGAGGCGCTGGACGAGCGACAATACGAGGGACGGACTCGGGCGCCGCACTGGCGCGGGTACCGTCCCGGACAAGGAGAGCACGTGGACATCAAGCGCGTACCGATCACCACGCTCGCGGACGGATCGTTCGTCCAAGACATCCACGTCATCGGGCAGGTCGAGGCTGTCTTCGTGGACATCGGCAACCTCAGCACCCCTGACATCTCGCTCACCGATCTGATGACGGCCAAGGTCGTCCTGGCGAAGACAGGGCTGGCGACCAGCAAGCTGTACCAGACGAAGGCCGTCGTACAGAAGGCCTCAGACGGGACGAACCTCTCGGATCTCGACGACGTGCCGGTGTTCGGCCACCTCCGCGTGGCCATCGCTGGCGGCGGGGACAAGGCAAGCGGCACGATCTACGTCATGGTCCGCGGCTAGCAAAGTCTTGCAGGTTCGGGCGTCGCTCTAGACGCGGGCACTGTGAGCAGCAAGGAGATCACGTGAACATCAAGCACATCAGCCTTCCCGTGGACGCAGCCGGCGCGCTCGCCGTCAACGTGCGACTGTCGGGCCAGATCGTCGCCGTCTTCCTGGACAAGGGCACGCTCGACACGCCCGATGTCTCCATCACGGACCTGACGACCGGCGACACCGTCCTCATCGCGGCGGGCGTCGCAGCGGACAAGGTGTTCATGCCCCGCCGCCTCGTCCAGGGCGCAGCGGACGGCGCGGACATCGCCGTGACGTACGACGCGCCAGTCGTTCTCAGCACGGCGCGCGTCGTGATCGCCGGGGCCGGGAACAAGACTCTCGGGGACCTCTACATCGCCTACCGCGGGTAGCACCAGCACAGGATCTGCAAGGTGACTGTCGCGTACTGCTCCCTCGAGGACGTAAAGACGACGCTGGCCGGAGACGTGCCCAACATGGGCGCGTCTCACGACCGGTCGCTCGTCACGAAGATCCTAGAAGTCTCGCGCGACCTGGACCGCCAGGTCGCTCTTGAGCGAGGCGACGAGACGCACCTGTTCTCGTTCCTCGCGGACCAGCAGTACGGTCGTCAGCGCATCTACTTCTCGTCGTCGCCTGCTCCGATCTCGAGCACGTTCGTGCTCGAGCTCGGAGGCCAGGTGACGGCCGATCTCTTCTTCCAGGCGAGCGCCGCTGAGGTGCAGGCAGCGCTCGAGGCTCTCACGACTGTCGGCTCTGGCAACGTGGTCGTCAGCGGGTTTGACGGTGGCCCGTGGATCGTGGACTTCGCCGGAGACCTCTCTGGGTCGCAGCCGGTCATCACCGGCGACGTGACGATGACCGACGGCCCGACGGCTGCCATCATCGTCCTGCCGATGTGGGACGGCGTTGTCTCGCTGTACAGCGAGCGCATCTACTACCCGACGCCTGACGCGTACGGTCGGATCATCCCCATTGACGACTGCGTGGACATCCAGAGCGTCACTCTCTACGGCGCGAGCGGCAGCGCGACTCGGTCGCTGTCCATCCCGGGTGACTGCCGCCCGTACCCGACTCGCGGGCTGCCGTACCAGGGACTGAAGTCGACAGGGATCACGTGGCCCGAGTGGCCTGAGACCGTCGGCGTGGTCGCTCGCTGGGGACACGCGTACCAGATCCCGAAGGACGCGCAGGAGGGCGTGACCATCGAGGTCATCCGCGCGCACTTCGCTGGGCAGGCAGGCAACGACGACAGGCTCGGGATGACGCCGTTCGGCAGGGTCATCACGTCGAAGGCGTACACCTCCAAGTTCTTCAAGCTCGTCTGCGACTACGGCCAGCAGAAGCTCTGGTGATCTGATGCCCTACCCTGGCGGCCCTGTCAAGGTCCTCGTCCACGACTACAAGCCTGTCATCCGCTCCGTCGCGCTCGAGCTCGACGCTCGCATGACGGGCGCGCTCACGGGCATGGCGAACGTGGCCGCCAAGATCTCGCGACGCGCCAAGGCTAACGCTGCGTTCCACCACTACTCTGGCAGGCTCGAGAAGAACATCGAGTGGTGGGAGAGCTTCAGGTCGCCGACGTACGTCCGCTACAGCGTCGGCATCCGCGGGCGCAAGTTCGTCCCTGAGGGCAAGACGTTCGAGGTCGGGTGGCGCTCGAAGAAGGGTCTCCAGCCGCCGACCGCGCCTCTCGCCGAGTGGGCCCTGGCAAAGGGGTTCGCGAGCACGCCCGCCGAGGCGCGCAGCATCGGCTACATGATCGCCAAGAAGATCGGTGAGCGGCCAGGCTACGAGTTCGGCGAGTTCCACTGGCTGCGAGACGCGTTCGCGGCTGAGTCGCCGGGCGCGCTCGCGACGGCGATGCTCTACGGGATGAAGATCGGACAGCCGCGAGGCCCCAGCGGGCGCTTCATCTCGATGGTCCACTGACATGCAGTCCTCGAACATCGCTACCATCATCGACTACACGGCAGCGATGGCCGCTGGCATCCCGGGGATGCAGGCCGTGGCCGCGTCGGGCCAGGGCGTGGTCGATGACCCGCTGCGCCCGGGCCAGAAGATCGCGACCGCGCCCGCCGCGCCGTCTACCCCGTTCACCCACTGGAGCGAGGTGCCCGGCGCTCCGGCAGTCATGTGGGTGTCCCAGTCCGGCACGGTAGAGCTCACCTGGACCATCCCTATGCGCCTCTGGCTGCCCAAGACAGACGAGGACGCGCGACGCACCGCGATGCCGTTCTACGACCACTACCTGCGGGCCTTCGTGAGCGATCCGTTCCTCGGCGCGTACCCCGACAATCTCGCCCTCCGGTCTGAGCTCACTGGGTTCTCCATCGGAGGCGACAAGGACTGGTCTTGGCTCGACGTGCGGCTCGTCGTGGTCGAGCGAGTCAACTACGGTGCCTCGTGAAGTACAGCGCACGCGAGGACCGCGGTGGAGAACAGTACAATGCGCTGAGTAGGCTGGCTCCGGCGCGACGCCGGCGCGCGTATAGAAGGAGTCGAAGGACCCATGGCTAGGACGAACATCGTGGCGCAGACGCTCGCTGGCGCGTACCCTGCGCTTCCCATCGCAGGCGGCAGCGCCGACCTCACGATGACCACGGCGGACACTGTCAACCAGAACATGACCCCGCTCATCGACAGCAAGACGGTGCTCCTGGCGTTCAACAACGGCGCCACCGGGCGCACGGTCACCATCACGTCCGTGGCAGACACCCTGAACCGGACGGGCGACATCACGGCGTACGCGCTCGCTGCGGGCAAGATCGCGCGCTTCGGGGCCTTCAAGACGATTGGCTGGGCGAACGCTGGCAAGCTCCACTTCGAGGCGAACAACGCCGAGGTCGAGTTCGCCGTCATCACGATCTAGTCGCCGATCAAGGTAGCGCCGTCAACGGCTGAAAGGGTCAAGGACAGATGAGCAACGCAATCGCAGGACCCGGCTTCCTGCTCCAGGTGGACATCCTCGGGACGTACACCACCATCGCTGAGGTCAAGGACATCAGCGGTCCCGAGACCTCGGTCGACGTCGTGGAGGTCACGAACCAGGACTCGCCCGACAACTTCGAGGAGATCATCCCGACGCTCAAGCGCGGCGGCACGACATCGTTCGACGTGAACTTCGTGCCGACGGATCCGACGCACGACGGCACCACGGGCCTCCTGTTCTACCTGAACGGAAGGTCCCTCGAGAGCTGGCAGATCATCATCCCGGGCACCGGGCTGTCGGTCCAGTTCGCGGGCTACGTCGTGAAGTGGGGCCCGAAGTTCCCCGTGGCGAACGTCGCCAGCGCGACCATCGACATCCGGGTCAACGGTCCGGTCGAGATCGCGACCGCCCTGTAGCAGGGACCAGGCGCAGTACGCGCAGAATGGAGGACTCAAGATGAGTCTGAGAGTGCAGCCGGACAGTGGCCCGCCCGTCGAGTTTCTCGAGGGCGGGTCACGCCTTACTGTCGAAGAGTCGCCTGAGGCGCTGATCAAGTCAGCCGTCGTCAGGCTGCGGGCATCCAACAAGATGTCCCCGGCGCGGCCAAAGAGCGTCGCGATCACCCACCTGGACGAGGCGCTGCTCTGGCTCGGCGCCTACACGCGAGGAGAGCTCAAGTGAGCGAGAACCCTGAGAACGAGGGTCTGGTCCCCGTCTCCGTCAGCGCGGTTGATGACCCTGCTGCCAGCGAGCCTGTCGCTGAGCCCGCCGCTCCGCTGCGGATCCTCGGCCGCGACGAGATCCTCGAGTCCGAGGACCTCGCCACAGAGACCGTGGCCGTCC